TTTGGTGATCCCGGTATCTTCCAGGTTTCGACCGACGCCGATGGTGAGCTTCCCGCTGGTGCAATAGTAGGGCTTGAGCTTGCAGCCTTCATCAAGCTCGAGCCATTTCGTTAATACTTTGAAGTCGACGCCCGCTGTCATTTCTGAGCGTTCCCAAATTTCTGGAGTGCGCCTTTCGCCAGGTCGCCCATATAAGGCGCTGCGAAATAAAAGCCCAGTATCAGCATAACCGCCGGAGTCATGGTCTCAATTCGACCGTCCAGAATGTCAGTGCTTTGTAGCAGCTTATCCGCTGCGACATCGCCGACCCAGATCGAAATCAGGGAGCTTGTAGTCGCAGCCATAAACATAAAGAGCCAGGTGCCAGTGATCGAGAAAGCGATCACGCGCCGGGCGAGCCTGGAGCCGCTGGTCGATTCCAGCCATTGAATAGTCATCTGCCGAGCGTCAGCCTCGGCCTTCATCAGCGCCTCGCCTTGCTCTTGTTTGGTGTAGAACGATTTATCGATCAGCCCGAATGTCTGATCAATGATTGAGCTGGCAGCGCCATCGCCCCCGAATAACTTACCCAGCCAGGACATCAGCTTTCCTCTGGTGGATCGTCCTTTTTCTTCACTAGCGCCTGGACGGTATCGGTTTCGTAAATCCTGATTCCGGTCCAGATGATTGTGAATAAAGCCGCCATGGGGGGCAGAATAGAGCCCAGAGACCCGAGCATCGTGCCGACGCTAATGACATCCATTACCTGCTTTGTCGATTCGTCGACCATTCCCAAACCCCCCAAGAAAGTTGGCTAATTGTACCAGCTCAAACCAAAAATCATAGCAGGGCGAAAATGCCGATTGTGAGCCCAACCAGAAAAAAGATTGGGGCCACCGTCATCCATGCCGCCGCGACCAGAAGCTCTCCGATTCGATCACTCATCCCATCGATCATCCAGCTCGTCATAAACTCCGTCGCCATTTGTGTCGCAATAGCGCTGCCAATTTACCATGGCAAATGTGAGACCCTCACTCCAGGGGATATATGCCTTGCACCATTCATGCGATCCGACTTCTAAATCGTCGGTTTCCTGCGGAACATAGTCACGCTTTGACCAGGGCTCTTGCGCTAGAAAATAGGTGTTTTTGTTTTTGTACAGCTTGCGCGTGAACAGCGTATTGTTTGGAGTGCTGATATATATTTGCTGATTCTCGTTTAGCGTATAGGTTGAACCATCCTCGTAATTGATTACGGTTTGCGCGGATGCGGCAGATGCGAATACCGCCAGAAGTGCTGCGATTGCTTTCATTTCACCTTGCTCCATTTACTATTGAAAATAGCGCCCAAATGACGCCCCCGGATACCATAGCACCGATGATGCCTGCTGCAATATCTAGCATCATGCGCTGCTTTCGCCGTTGCTTGTAAATTGTAGCGTCTCGCCTGGCGCGTATCTCGCGCCGCATCGCCATCATTTCTTTGTAGGTTTCATCGCCGTATGCCCAGATGATCAGCTCCCGGACCTGTTTCTCCATCTCTTCGGTTTTCTTTTTGGCGATGATGGCGTTGAGAGCTTGTTGCTCTACTGATTCGCCATCGAATAGCTTTTTGAAAAGCGGCGGATTTTCGGCTTCCTTTTCGGCTTCCCTTATGTCCGCGACCAGGCCGTACCAGTGCCCGAGCTTTTTTGCGACGTGTTCAATTTCCGCGCCCTTGCTGACAAGAACCTCGAGCCCCTTGAATGCGCTCGAGGCTATTGCGACCAGGGAAAGCGGGTCCATTCATATTACTCGGGTTTAGTAGGCCAAGTAATCGTGCCAGGGAATCCTTCCTGCTGCGGAACATCGCGAAGCGCCTGGCGGTATGCCGTCATGTCGTCTGACATAGTGACATCGGAGAGACCATAGTGATCGGTTTCCTTGAGCAGATCGTCGCGTTTAGCTCGTTCTGTGGCCTCTAGGGCGGCATTGTCAGCGGCTACCTTGGCGTCTATCTGATCCTGTACGGTTACAGTGGTTTCTACGCCGTCCTCGTCAGTCTCAGTGTATTCGGTAAACATTTCCTGAGTTACCCACTTTTCTTGCCATACGCCATCGACTTGCTCTACGCCATCTTTGACAGCCACTTGCCATTCGCCAACATCAGGTGCATTAGTCTTTGTTACCCGCACCACACCCAAGGCTTCTAGCGTTGCATCAGTCCACGCTTCAGGCAGAGACATATGCTTGTTTTCTTGTTGTAACTGGACTTTTGTTTTTGGCGTTCCAGTAGCCACTTCAACAAATAACATATTTGTCTCCTATTAAAACTTGGGTAGTGCCGCATCAGGCGGTGTAAAGTTAGATGTGTATCTGGCTACGCCTTTGGTGATTCGTAGATCGTCTATGTAGCCAGTAAAATATCTATCTGTCCCCGGCAAATCTAAGCCAACAACAACCCTTGCATCCGATAAATCGGGAATTGAAAACGAAGTATCTGTACCTATTTGAGTACCGTCTACAAACAACCTTATTGTTGAGCCGTCACGAACGCCAGCAACATGAATCCATGTATCTAGGCTTTGAGACGAAGACTGAATATCAAACTGGGTTGTGCCTCCGCTTACTCCCCTTAGCTGAATGTCTGCCCCACTTGCTCTAAACAACCTTATATAATTATTGTCATCTTTATATATTTCTATAATTCCACCAGCACTATCTGAGTCGGTCTGCAAATAAACCCAACATTCCATAGTCCAATCTTCCGACCCAAAATCAAATAAGTCGCTTACATAAGACGCTTCTATGTAATCATCAGTACCATCAAACTGTATTGACCCTGTGCCGTACTTTTTAACGGCTGTGTCAATCTGAGCATTGCCTACAGTATTTATGTTGTTGATGCCTGTTCTGTCGTAGATGCCAGCGTCTTGGAAGTTAAGCAATAGCTCTGTGTTTGTTATAGCGGTAAGTGGTGATGTAGGTGGCGTAAAGCCAGATGTATATATAGCACCGCCGTCTGTTATCCATCTAACATCAGTAATATAGCCACCAAAATAATGAGTGTTGGTGTTATACCCTACCTTGACAACTTGGCTACTTGCAATAGGCGCACTAGAACTTGATGTTGAGCCTTCTAAAGCTCCATCCAAAAACGCCCTGTATGTTGAGCCGTCCCATGTTACAGCAACATGATGCCATTCGTGCTGAGATATAGCGCCACCATCAGTGGTAATTAAAACAGGGTTTGATGCACCTTGAAGATCAGCGTAAACACGCAACCCAGTATTTTCTATATCTATAAATATAGTGCGTTGTCCGGGGGTTGTTGAAACCCATTTGCTGACAACAGCGTGTGCGTCTGGCCCACTGCCCGGAGAAGAAGTCATATAAAACCATGCTTCTATACATAAAGACGTTGTTGCGTCAAAAACGCTGTTATCTGCTATTTGTAAATAACTATTTGAACTATCATCAAAGTATCCAGACCCACCATCAGTCGTTAGTGTCCTTGCGTCATCATTCTTGAACGGACTGAACGGGGTTACTTTGGGGGTCCCGTTTATAGTAAAAGAAAAGTTATTTGAGCTGTTTTCAATAAATCGGTTTGACTGAGCCGACAAAAACTTTGTGTTAGTTACTGCTGTAAGCGGACTTGTAGGGGCCGTAAAGTCTGCTGTATACAAACTTGTTCCTTGTATTAATCTAGCATTACTTATCCAACCTTCTCCATAATTGTCATTTCCTGCCGAAACTGCCGCTTCATAAGTGTTAAAATATATTGAAGCAGTCATGCCAACAGAGTCACTAGTTCGTGTTGCTGTATCTTCTTGAGTCCCGTCTACAAATAATCGAAAAACGCTTCCTGTTCTAGTTACTGCAATATGATGCCAGTTTCCATCTGTAATATCGGTTGTGCCGTTTAACAAGCCAGTAGAAAAACTAAAACTCCTATTATAAAACGTAGCCGCCCCGCCGCTATCTTCAATTCCTACAAACCACTTCCCAACATTTGGAGAGCCTGCAGGCCATTGAGAAAACAACACATCAAATTGTATAGGGCTATACCCCGGAGCAGAGCAATACCAAAGCTCAATTGTAAAATCTGTGCTTGTTCCACAAACAAACTGGCCTGTACTAGGCGTGTAAATATATTCCCCAGAATCAAAATAAAACGACCAATTATCCCCATACGGACTAAAGCTACCCTGTACTACAGAGCCGTTTTCAGTAACCGTAAAGCCGTTGGTAGACGAGTCAGTAAAGGTATTATTGTCATCACCGCTAGTACCATCACCGTCTAGCAACAGGACAACGTTGGCGAAATCATCGTCACCAGTGTCAACGCCAGCACCAGCCGCCGCCGATATTAGCTTATTAGCCGCCCTACTCATCCGAACGCTTGCCCCGCTGTAAACCCGTACCAGTTAGTACCACCGTCATGGGTTATAAACACAAAGTAATCAATCGCTGATGCCGTAGCTGTCAACGTAGGCGCTGTAGCACTAGGCCAATCCACTGATGTCGGCCAGGTAACCGTATACCCGGAAGCGCTGGCATCCTGGACGATCTTTAAAGTAAACGCAGATATCTTGCCGCTTGCCGCCGGGTTGCTGAACGTGAAAGTAGTGTTCTCTGTTAGCGTATGGCTGAAGTTAGTGCCGGATTGCAGATCGACAGTCGTGGAATTCGAGCTGGAAGTGACCGCGCCATATTCTTCGGAAATGCCATCATCGAACGTCACCACTCCATTCGCATCCGCCGTGACCGCCTTGCTGGCCTCGGTGGTGCCGAGCGTAGTGATGTCAAGATAATTCAATTCCGCAGTAGTGACCGTGGCGCCTTCCAAGATCGAAAGCTCCGTTGCGTCGACGCCGCCGACAGTGTTCCCATTCAAATCCAGATTGCCGCCGAGCTGCGGCGTGGTGTCATCTACCAGGTCGAAAGTGATCGATGTGATCGTCACCCATGCCGAGCCATCGTAAATTTTGACGGCCCCGGCGACGGTGTTGAAATACCAATCGCCAGCAGTCAGCGCGTCGCCATTTAGGTCGACCGTCGGATCGCTAGACTGCGCGCCCAGGTAAAGCCCCTCGATTGCGTCGAGTGATGCCTGGGCAGCCGTAGCCGATGCCGCCGCTGCGGTTGCGCTGCTCGCGGCAGCGGTCGCGCTGCTCGCGGCAGCGGTCGCGCTGGATGATGCGTTGCTCTCGCTGGTCGCCGCATTTGTTGCGCTAGTGGCAGCCGCCGAGACCTGAGTGCCTGCCTCGGTAACAAAATCCTCGAGCGCATCGGGGAATCCTTCGACGTAATTCAAGCCCTCGAAATTCGCCAGCGTATAGGTGACGCCGTTTAAAGTAACAGGGAAAGCCATTAGATTATTTCCTCGATTGTCATGGTGCGACTATATCGCGAAAGTGTTGTATTTTCGATGGGGCCGACCGCCGCCAGGCGCCCGTAAATGTTTTGCGTCAGCCAGGTTGCCGAATCGCTGGGCTGTGGAATGACCAGGACATCTTTCGATACCCCCTTCACTCGGTCTATGTTGTTAAATATGTTGTTGAATATCTCCGACTCTGGGAGATGGTTTAGATCGAACGTGATTCTTCGATACTTCCGCACCTCGTCGACAAATACCTGACCGCCTCGGGATTTGGTCACGCGAGAGTCGTCGACAAACTCGAATGACACCCCGTTCGCATAGTTGATCGTCGGCTGATAAGCCGGGCCAACAATAAGGCGACCGGCCTCGAGATACCCCGCCGAATTGGTCGAGTCGGCAATGTTCAGCCGGATATATCGGGCAATTTGCGCGCTCGGCAGCAGCGTAAACGTGCTGGCATTGTAAAGACTAATGATGCTCTGCGATGGCAATCCGCCCCAGGTAAAAATGCCCCAGGGCGATCCGCCGAACTGCTCTACCGGCGCCCAGGCATCGAGAGTGCCGGAATCGTATAGCGTCGTTGAAAAGTTGTCATTTGACAGTCGCCAGCGAACGGTCGCTGCAGTCGATAGGTTGTGCGCGATCAACGCGAAAAAATCCATAACCTTTTGAGAACCTAGATCGATGTTGATCTCCGCCGACGTCGCGCTGTTAGTTCGCCATACCTTGACGATCTGAATGTCCTGTAGGTTAGTAACGGGCAGCGTCGATACCGCCGAATCAGCGGTCAGCGTAGACGCGCTGTCGACATAATTTTCCGACGATATGATGATTTTCTCAGCCATTTATCCCCATAGCTCCAGCTCGACCTCGTTCGACGCCGCATCCTCGGTGATCGTGATGACGCGAAACTTTTTGCCGCTCGTCAGATTATACCGATCAAACGCTATCTGCACGACGTCATTCAGCTTTAAAGTGTATGGCTGCGTTTTTACCCTGATTTTGTAAAAGTCCCTCTGCGAGCCATACAGCGCCAGCAGGCGCGTTGCCTCAGTGCTGGCAGCGCTGGACGCTGAGAAAAGCGCCTCGATAACTAGCTCCTCCGAATTCGGATAAATCGTGCGAATGCTCGCGGTGTTGTCTGACTCAAAAAGCATTTCGCGCACCAGGTAATCCCGCTGCGCGGTCGTGATCGATGCCCCGAAATCACTCTCGCTCATAACTGTATAGTTTTTGTCATAGCCGACGCGAACCCGGTGGTTCGGTGTTGCCGACGATTGGCGCTGCACCTCGATGATATTAGTCAGATCAAACTCGGCATCAGCCGTCCCGGTCGCCAGCTCGAGGCGAGCCATTTCAAATTGACCGGATCGGTTGAAGCCGTAAAACGCCCCGACACTATTCGACAGCTCGTCCAGAACCTTTAGGATGGTTGTCGATTTATCGACATATATCCCGACTGTCGAATTATTGGCGGTATTCAGCGCGGTCAGCGATGCCGTATCAAGATCGCCGGGATCGGCCAGGCCGCCGTAAGTTGTGA